CCGTGGATATGCGGCAGAGAATTCGTGTGGCCTGATATCGCTTTCATGAATCCTTTTAAAAGTATAATGGATTGGAAAGATATTCTTTGGATCCTGTTTCAAATAGCAAAACAAGTTCTTAAAGAGGCACTGGTTGCAATAATCGCAGCTTTGCTGATTAAGTTGTGTGAATTAATTGGAACTATCGTTTGTCAGGCACTTGAGACGGTTGGGGATGTGGCTGCTGCCCTTGCCACGGGCAATAGAGAAAACATGTCAAACGTAATTAGAGAGTCAATTTGCGGGCCCGATGTTGATGATGAGACCGTAAATCAGACAATAATCGACATGGTCGCGTTAATGGGCGATGCCGGCGCCGCAATGGCAGACTCAGAAGCGGTTCTTGAGATGACCGCCGGAATTTCATCGGTAGTTACCGCTGACGAGATGAACAAGTTGGTGCTGGGGCAAGATGCTGGCGAAGCTGCTACCGTCATTGCTACTTATCTGTCCTATGAATACCCCCAATTTTCAGGATTACATGGCGAAGAAGGCGTTAAAAGCATGTTCAAAAATATGGGTAATTTAATGCCTCTAGATTTCAGAGATAATTTAAAGAAGCTCGTTGATGCTTCCCCCCGTAATGAAATGACGCCGGCTAACCCTACTTTGTGTGCGACTCCCGAGCAAATTGAACAATTTTGTGAATTGCGGGCTAGCTTAATGCAAGATCGCGCCAGTCCAGAACAAATTAAGAAATTGTGCGACGACACGCAACAACAAACTCAGCAAAATCTCGAAGAGCTTATTAAGCCTTTCCAAAATCCGGATAAACACATTGCATGTAATATGCCCCCCCTTGTTTCTGATCCCGGTTGTGACAATGGCATTCTTCCATTTGAACCCGAAGAATCGATAGCAGCCACAACTTCGGTGCTGAACGACCAACTAGAAGCGCTCAAATCCGATTTTTCAACTGATATGATGGGAAACGGCCCTTTTATGAAAAATTGGGGAATGGTAAATATGATTTTGTCGGATACGCTAGCGAGGCCTCTTACGGCTCACCGTCGAAAAGTAGCCGGCGGCTGGCCTTCCGCCAATTATGTTGATTTTTATTCGAAGGGCGACGACCCCGGGGACGACGGGTTCGGCGCCAATGGGAGACTCTGGTATCAAAAGGGGGCCTATCCTGAATATGTTGCCGAATGGCTGCTTGGAACATTTTCGAATTTAACAGTTGAATATAATTCTAATAATGATTTTCAAGATGACGCCAACGTTATAAAAGATAAAGATGATTACTTAAAAGGACTTTTTAGAAAAGCTATTGATATACTAGCGCTCCCTGATTTTGGTTATAATGTAGAAATTGAACCCGATTGGGGGGGCGATAGAATAGTTTTTGTTAAAAAAGCGCGCAAGGGAACGCCCGACTTTTCTTTAATGTTCGAAGATAACGCAAAAGGAATGAAGCTCCTGGGTACCGATTTGGACATGTTGTTTGGCGATACCATCCCCACGGGCCCGTTTGGCATTCAGGGCCCGGAGCCCTTCAGTTGGGGATTCCAGTTAGAATTTTTTAATGCCGATTTGGTAAAAGATGAAGAAACTGGAATTCGGCACAATGTTATGGGAGACATGTCCCGTATAAAAATCCACACATATAATAATGCGTCTTCAAATTTGGATGTTCAAATGGCTGCCCTTGCCACCCCCAGACAGAGAAGGGAATTAAAGAGGCAGTCTAAAGATGAAAAGGATGCGGTTATTGTAGATTTGAAATATGAATTTGTTTCCATGGATAATGCTTTGGAGCAGATTGCGCTTGAAACATTAAATCAATATCCTACATTTATGAGTACGTTTGAGGATTTATCTACTTACACCCCTCCGGTTGTGTTGTTACATGAAATGCTACAAGAAGCCGGCGCCGATATTTCTCAAAGGGATATTAAAGAGATATATAATAGCTTTATGTCTTCAATTTCAAATTTGATTATAGGAGAAGTTGCTGGCAATGTCGATAGTTTTAATTATGGCGCCGATTTTGACAGCTTGACGTGGGATGAGGTTGAGTATGTCGTTGACGCCGGCCAAACCAAGTCTCCCGGCGGCACTTCTTATGGATCAGCAGAGGTGGACGATGAAGACGGCGGAACACGACCAATTCAAAATAGAGATCAAATTTTAGGCATTAGCCGAATGGAATGGCTAATAAAGTCCGGACAAAAGGAAGGCGAAAATCGAATCTTTTATTTAGACCCCATAACGTATGGGGGAAATCATATGAGCCCGCCGTTGTACATCAAGCCTCTTATGCATAAAGGGTGGCTTGGGTTTGTTGATGTGCTTTTTCCAGAACTGAGTCCATGTAAGCCCGCAAAAAGCGATTTGGTTGATTTTGGTCAAATCCAAGATAAAGTCAGCGAAGTGTATCCTACTATTCCCGACGATGAGCGGCTCCAACAGCATCCCGATTGTGCGGAAGAGTGGCCATATGGTAGAATTCTTGATCGATCCGCCGTCGCGGGCTTACAAGGCTTAATAATGGCCGCAATTCGCATTTATGCTAGCGCCCATTTCGTTAAATCTATGGCAACTTTTACAAAATTCTATCCAAAATTTCCTGAAGTTTTTAGTTCCATTTATGCTTCTTATGTTGTTGAGAACATGGAAGAAGACTTTAAAGACGCACAGACCGCCGGCGAAGCACTTAACCCCTTTAAGGACGAGGAATTTTGGTATGCCTTCTTAGAACAATCGGTACAGATGTATGCGCGCCGCCTCGAAGCAGGGGACATTGAAGCCCCTCGTCATGTTATAATGGCGCTGACTCGTTTGAATGATATGATGGAAGGTTATGACAGACTTTCGACAGATGATCGCAAAGATGATTATGACATACACGAAACTAAACGTCTTTTTATAAAAAACTATAGATATGATAAAAGCCTAGAAGCAGTTAAGGCAACCGAAGAAGATGCTAAGTTAATTTTAAAAGAATTAGTAATTGAACAATTAAACTACATGGGCAAGAAGTTTGTGGATAATCTTGATGTTGTTGAGATGGTTCCCGATGTTTTTGATTTGGATTATTACTTGCTGGAAAATCTTACGCAAGGATGTGATGGGTTAGACATTGATCATGAAATAAAATATACGTATCCAAATCTTCCTATTGAGCCTTCTGCTGATGGCGAACCATATTATACTTATGGCGCCGAATTTGTTATTTCTGAAGACAATGATCTTGACAATGGGTATTACACGGGCCAAGAATATGTGGGGGAATATGTGGTTCACATTGATGAGGAAGACACTCTTATGTTTTTGGCCGGCCCCTCTGATTTGGGGCTCGGCATATATATTAATCCGGACACCGGCATAGAAGAATATGGCTACCAACAAGATATTCTTGCGCCGCTGGTAAATCAAACGAGTATTGATATAGGAGATGTTGCTCCTTATAATTCTGCCGTGCAGGGCCGTACCGACTCGCGCCCCTTTGCGTTGGAAAAATATATTAAAATCGAGAACAGAATATTACCTCCAGATTCTGCCGTAGCGGAGATATCTGCAAACCCAGACCAGTCTCAAAACCTTTCAGATGTAGAAGAATATAGGGGATCGATGAAGCTACAGTTGGATGAAGAAGGAGAACCTGTTGGCGTAGTGGGAGAACTTGGGGTTCGATATGGCTTGATGTTTTCCATGGTGGTCAATGGCGTGAAATATGAAATAACATCAGTAGAGGTAGATGCTCTTGATTTGCCCCTTAACGAGTTTAAAACACTCGAACCCAATAGTAAATTGCTTTTTTGCTTAATTAACAATCTCAAAGAAGATGATAAATTTAAATTAATAGCCAAATATATTTTCCCCCTTTCTAAAATAACGGCCACAACTGCCATTTATAATGACATGGCGTTTTTGCCCTCAATTGGTGAAGTGTCCGTGGCTTCGGGCGAAACATGGTCTAAGGATCCCACTGAGGTTGACGGATCCGCAAAACCCGGTAGATACGTTGAGGTGATTACTGGCGAGGATGACGAGGGAAACTCAATTGTGGAGAGTGTAGAGGTTAGTGGAAATGTTGGTTGGGCATCCCTCGAAGATCGAGAGCGCAAATTAATTATGACTTATGATAACTGGAACAAGGATCTTTTAACAAAATCCAAACGACAAATCAAAAGACTGTTTAAGTCATATTATAATTCAAGAGACTTTCCTAGATTTGGTAGAGGCGACCGCCCAGGCGCCGCCCTCATGGCAGAAATGAAAACCAGAATGACCGGAAACGCCGGCGCAGGGCTTTTGCCTTGGTGGAAAAAGCGAAAATTACGATCTAATCCGTTTAATGCGAACGGAGAAAAGTGCGAAAATAAAGATTGATGGTATTTATAGTAAGGTGATATAAAAATGAGTGGTTATAAAGTAAAGGGCGCCCCAAATGCTTTGTCAGTTAAACTTCCGTTGGCTAAGAGTTCTGCGGACGGCTGGCAATTAATCCAGACGCTCCAAGGCCTTGTCAAACAAAACTTAAAAATGATTTTATTAACGCACGAGGGAGAAAGAGTGATGGAGCCAAATTTTGGTGTTGGCATGAGCAGTTATCTGTTTAAAAACTTTAATGAGGGCACCTACGCAGAAATAGAATTTAAAATACGAGAACAGGTCGCTCGCTATTTGCCGATTGTTGCCATAGATAATATTATATTTGACACCACAACTCAAGATTTTAATGAGCTATATATGGCACTTGAATATTCGATACCCGATATCAATGTTAAAGATATACTAGAGTTTACAGTTTAAAAGGGAGGATTATAGATGGCTGACGAACAAAAAAAGATAATACCCATTGATTATACACACAGAGATTACGAAAGTATCCGTCAAGATCTTATGGGAATTGCGGAAAGGCTCTATCCCAACACATTTCAAGATTTTAGTGAAGCTTCGTTCGGTGCGCTAATGTTGGACGCTGTGGCATATGTGGGAGATCAGCTATCCTTTTACTGTGATTATAATGTTAATGAATCTTTTTTAA